AGTTGAAAGAGCGGTTGAAGAAGTTGCAGGATGATCTCGCGATCATCACGGCGCTGACGACGCCGCCAACAGCGGGAGAAGGTAAACCGGAAGACATTCAAACCGCTATCAAGGCTGCTGTCGACAAGGCGTTGGCTGATGCCAAGGCGGCGACACCTCCGACAGCAGCAGGGGCGGTACCGGTCACGCCGGCAATGGCTGCGGCTGCGGCCCCGGAGAATATCTCTGCGCTGGCCAAGCTGATTCCAGAACTGGCCACGTCAGCGAATTCGATTACGCTGGCGGTTTCCGGCGTAGCCAACGCAAGCAGTTCGTTTGCTACTGTGTTCCAGACTGGTGCTGACAGTATCGGCACAGCCGGTCAGACCGCAGCAGACACTTTATCCGGCGCGGCACCAAGCATAGGCACTGCCATAGGAAATGCCGCGGCTACCGCCATCAGAGGCGCGGTTGCTAACCTGACTGTAAATGTCAAAGCTAACGAATCGCCGGCTGCCCCGACCGGGGTAGCCAAACCGTAGAGGAGGAACTGCATGTCACTTAAGAAAGCCGCTGCAAAGAAGCCAGCCGCCAAGGTTGTCAAGGCACAGAAGCCGGCAGCCAAGCCCGTGCGCAAGAGCGGGCGCGGTCGATAAATGTCACGTTCCGCCTGCGCCATCGGCAAGGACGTAGTACCGGCCTCCTTCAAGGGGGTCGGTTTCTATTGCACCGAAGCCGACATTCAGGGCGGACGTCGTGGTGCTGAAGGGGAGTTTCCTTTCGGGGAGCATACGGCCTACGCGGATCTAGGGCGCAAGATCCGCGTCTACAGTCTCACCGCTTATTTTCGTGAGGATGACCATGTCTGGGACAGCCACGCGCTGTTTATGGCTTGTGAATCTCCCGGGCCGGGCATTCTTGTCCATCCGACTCGCGGCAGTGTCATGGTTGCATGCCGCTCGATCAAGGTTAAGGACAGCTTGGAGGATTCGGCGGGCGAAACGTCTGCTGAAATGGAGTTCGTCGAGGCGAACATAGGGTTCACCGGAATTCTAGGTTCGATTTTCGGGATCATCTCTTCTGGATTGCTGGCGACATCGCAGACGTCGTTTCTGCGTGATTACACGCCGACCTTGGTGTCGCAGCCATGGGTCACGGATGTCGTCAACAACGCACAGCATCTGATTAACGTAACCGCCACGACGGCGACCTACACACTGGTGGCGGATTCACCGACTACCGAGTGGCGCGATGTCCTGAGTATGCAGGAGATCGCGAAAGACGACGGGTTGGCGTTGTCTGCTCCGATTGTCGACGATGCGCTGGTTGACGGTTTCGGAATTATCTCGCGCAACCTTGTCGACCCCGACGAAAAGTTCAAAGTGTTCCGTCGTCTGGTAAACTCGGCGACCATCACACCGAATCTGCCGGTCGGCTACGCCACCGACAGCGACGAAGCTGTCGTCAGCCGGCATCGTTTGCTGTCGGTCGTTGGCATGGCCGAAGCGGCGATGGGCCGCAAATATAAGACCATCGACGAGTGTCTAGCGGCCATGGATGCTGTCATGACCGTGTTCGAAGACGAAGCAAAGCTCGCCTACAACGAGTGCGACAACCAACTGTTTTTAGAGATCAAGAAGTACGCCACCGAATTCAACAAGATGATGCACGATCTCTCGTACCGTCTGCCAAACAAGATAGTGGTCAATTTTTCTGGTGGTGTTCACCCGCTGGTCGCATCCTACGTGATCTACAAAGACGCGAAGCGGCACCGCGAGCTTGAGGAGCGCAACATAATCGACGCCAATGGCCGGTTTGACATGATCGTGTCGGGTATCGCCCCGACATGACCCCAGTCGTCATCACAATTGGCGGCATGGCGCTTGATACTTGGACTGAAATGACGTTGCAGCGGTCCAAGGATCAGATGACCGGCTCGCTTAGTGTTACGATTTTCGCCGGCGCGATGTCGTCTGGTCCGATGATCGCAGCAGCCAAGTGCGGTGCCGAGATCAACGTCTACATTGCCGGTCAATTGGCGTTTTGTGGTTCGGTCGACAAACGTGAAGGCAGCGGCACCAAACCGGGCAAGAAAGGTGCTGATGACAGCAACCAGAAAAGCGGCAAAGGATCGAGCGGCGCGTCGACCAGCGTCAACATCGGCCCAAACGAATACACTATCAAGCTGTCGGCGCGCGGCAAGACCAAGCGGTTGATTGACAGTTCGCATCAGCATCCGACCACCAACATGATGCAACCGACCACCAAAGAGGTGGTCGAGAAATTGATACAGCCGTGGGGCATTCAGCCTGAGTGGAAAGGCGAAGTCATCAAGCTCGACAAGGTTCGTTTCCGTGACGGTGCACTGGTGATCGACGAACTACAGCGGATCGCAACCGAGTATTGCTACTTCATGTACGAAAGCCGCGACGGCAAGCTGGTGGTTTGCGACGGCGTAGCCGGCATGACCAGTGGCGGCGAGCCACTCATTCTAGGCGAGAACATCCTGACGTTCTCGGCGGAGCAGTCGGAAGACAAGGCCAAGTCCGAAGTCAAGGTAAAGGGCCAGCGCACCAAGAAGACCATTCGCGGCAAGAAAGCAGTCGAAAAGACCCACAAGACGATTAAGAACCAAAAGGTCAAGAGCAAGAACCTGTTGACGATCCCGCACTACGGTGACGCGACCGACAAGGAGCTTGAGCGGCGTGCGCGGTTTGAAATGAACAAGCGCAACAGCGCGAGCCAGAAAATAACCATCGAGGTGTTTCACGTTCAGTCGGGGTCAGGTGCGCCGTGGGATATCGGCAACTGCCACTATGTCGAAGTGCCGCCGGAAGGCATTTTCGATATGTTCGAATGCACGGATCTGACCTACCACGTCAACGCCGACAAGGAACTGAAGACCACGCTGACGCTGTCACCGCCGCCGTCTGGCGGCGCAGGAAGCGCCGGCGGTGGAGGCGGCTTCGGACTGTCGTTGCTCAACATGGGCATCGGGGCGGCCCGGCGCAGTCAGGCCAACATACCAATTGTGGACGGCCAGTATCCCGACGCATGGGGGCCGCCTATGCTGAGTGAGTTGCCGTTGATGTCGTTGGTGGAGTTGGCCGCCAAGCCGCTGACCGACGCTCAAAAGGCCGAACAAGACAAGCTGCGACAAACTCCACCGTTGACCCTCCCCCCGTGGTTTGGAGAGACCTCATGAGCGTACCGTTCGTTCCCTACGGCGCACGATCAAACGATGTTCAGGATGGCGTCGAGCGCCATATCTGGCACGAATTGAAGTACGAGGAGCAAGGTTCGACCATCAAGGTCAAGGGCACAGACACCGAGGACGAGGAAGCGACGGTTCTCAACATCGGCGGCGCAGCGTTCAAGCTGAAGAAGGACCACGACGCCGAGGTGTTCCTGCTGTCGTCGTCGAGCGACACGCAGTTGAAGGTGGCGGTGCTGACGATCCCACACGACAAGCAGCGCCGCTGGCCGGAAGGCGAAGGCGGTATTCAGCACCCGACCGACGATGAATTCTCTCTGCACTTCTCCGACAAGCTGGCGCACGTCACCAAGAACAAGTTCGCTGTCGGCGAGAAGGGCGAATTCGAGATCAAGGGCGATCAGGGCATCTTCCGTGTCAAGAAACTGATCGTGGACGGCGAACTGATCGTCAATCAACGGATCAGAACGCCATCGATTGTGCAGGGCAGGGAGCCGCCTCCCGGTTTCCAAGGCAACAAGCAGGAGGCCAAGCAATCCAGTGGCGGCAGCGGCGGTGGGCAGCCGGCGCAGTTCGAACTGGATCTTGGCGATGCAACTTGATCCATGCCTAGACCAGAATACCGGCCGCCGCCGCATATTCTGGACAACCCGTGCGGAAGCGTGTGGCAGCTACACGATGTGTGGCGTCGAGTGCGCGATTCCGGGTCTGGAATACGAGAATATTGACGAGCCGTATCCAGACCAGCCGCCGGACAGTATCGGCTACCGCACCATCAAGACCGAGGAGTGGCTGCAAGGGCTGATCCTCAACATCCTGAACACACGGGCGCGCACCGATATGCGCTGCCCGACACCGGCGGCAACATATGGACACTGGTCGGAATCCTACCGCGACGACGGCTTATACATCGGTTCGACGATGTGGAACGCGGCGGAGAAGCCGCACATTCGAATCGCCGATTCAGTAAAGGCTATTGCTGTCGCCGTGCGATCCGACATGGGAAAATTGACCGCCATGGGACTCGCCCAGTCGGTCGAGGTTGAAGCCACCTATCGCGGCAACAACAGTGTCGCCATCGAGGTGACCGTCATCACATCGACTGGAAGAAGCCGTATCAACCTGTCCGGCAGCTTCGTCTCAGAAACTTGGGTCTGGCACTGAAACGCCCATGGCTTGCATCATCCCACGACCGGACCCCAAAGAACTGTTCGATCATCTGACGAACATGTTCTCGTCGACCGTCCTTGGCGGTGGCAAGGTCTACCCGGAAACCAACGAGTGGTACGTCGTATCGAACGACTACGCCGCGGCAGAGCAATTTTACGCCATCGCCGATCAGATGTGGCGCGAGACCGATCCGGCGACAGCGTGCTGCGAGAACCTGTACAAGATGGCGGCGCAGCACGGCGTGTTTCCGGCACCGGCGTCGCACGCCGAAGGCTACGCAACGCTGACCGGCACGCCGGGCACGACCGTGCCGCCTAGTCTGGAGATCCAGACCGAGATCGGCACGTTCATTTCGGTCGGCACCATACCGCTGATCATTCCGAACACCGGTG